ATGATTAGTACTGTTAAGAAGGGTGGAGCAATAACTAAACATCGTAGGCTTGAGATAATGACACAGCTGGAAAAGATAGTTACAGAGGGAAGTATATTGGGAGTAACCAATCAACAACTTGCAGATAAATTTAACATCAAAAGGGATACTGTAGCAAAATATTTAAAAAAAATCTATAAAAAAGTTCCTGCTGATGATATTAAAGAAACAGAAGTAAAATTAAAAGTAATGTTTGATAAAATATTCAGATATGCTCAAAGAATAATGAATAATGCAAAAACACCATTAGAGCAAGAAAGAGCATTGAGATTATTAATGAATGCAATGAAAGAGTATACTGATTTTCTTGAAAGGTTCGGAATTAAAGAGAAAGTTGCAGATAAAATAGATGTTAAAGCAGATATAACAAAAGAGATTAATGTTAATATTACCACTTTTGATAATCAAAGAATTAAAGAAGTTGATTCTATGGAGGTTATAGATTATGACAGAATTGCGAACAACAATTAATTTTCTTTACATTTCTAAGTCATATAAAAAAAATAAAAGATATTGTATATTACAAGGTGGTACAAGGAGTTCAAAGACTTATTCAATATTACAATGGTTAGTAATATATGCGATTAAAAATCCTAATAAGATTATTGATGTATTCAGGAAGACTCGTAACTCGATAGCATTAACACTTAAGCCTGATTTTTTTGAAATACTTGAGAGTGTTAATTTGTCACAGGAAGGCTGGAAAGAAGGTAGTTATACATTTACATTCCCTAATGGTACAATTATGCGTTTTGTTGGACTAGATGATGCCTACAAAATAAGAGGACAAAAGAGGGATATAGGATTTATTAATGAAGCAAATAAAACAACAATTGAAGACTTTCAACAGATTGATTTTCGTTTATCTGAATTTATGATTATTGATTATAACCCATCTGGTGAGTTCTGGGTTCAATCTATGCTACTTAAAGAAGAAGAATATAAAGAAGATACTAGTATATTTATTTCAACATATAAGGATAATCCTTATTTAAGTGCATCACAAATTAAAATTATTAGTAGATTGGAGAAAACTGACCCTTTTAGGTGGCGTGTATATGGTTTGGGATTGCCAGGAATAAAAGACGAAACTATATTTAGAAACTGGAAAGTTGTTGATGAATTACCTGAATGTAACTCTGTAGCATTCGGTTTAGATTTCGGCTGGAATGATCCTACTGCACTAATTGAGATTAGACAAAATGAAAATAAACTATACCTAAAAGAACATATGTTTGGTAGTGGTATGACTCCAGATAATATAATTAATAAATTAAATAGTATGGTAGATATTGGACTAACAAATAAAAGTATTCCAATCGTTGGAGATAGTGCTAGACCTGAAATTATTGAACAAATTAAAAGAGCAAGATTCAACATTCATTCAAGTATAAAGGGTGCTAATTCCATATTTGACGGAATACAGCTTATGAAAGACTTTGAAATATATATTCATAATGACAGTAAAAATCTAATATCAGAGTTTGGTAATTACTGTTGGAAGCTAGATAAAAATGAAGAAGTAACAGATACAGCTGAAGACAAATGGAACCACGGAATAGATGCTGTAAGATATGGATTACAACAATTGAGAAAACCAGTCCAAAGAATAGGTGTTGTTAGTTTAAGTTTGTAAAAAGATACATTTATAAAACATAAGGTATTTATATGTATGTGGAATTAAAAATAATTCCCGAGACATAAAAATAAATGGTTAACAAATGTATGTAAAAAAATTAAAAGTAAAAAAAATTGGTAATTCTCACATTATTAAAGTTGAAAAAGAATTACTTGAAAAAGAAGTGTATGTCTTTGATAAAGAAGCATATGAAGATATAATGAAGTTAAGTTACTTAGTCGGAAGAGGTAGTAAATAAAAAATGGAAAATAAGATAAGTAAAGAATTAAAAGTAGAGAAAGAAGGAGAGAGATTTTTCAGTGTGTTAACTAAAACATATGATTATTCACCAAAGTATAAGACTACTACTATTCAGAGGATGGAAATTATGAACCGTGAATGGTGTGAAGAGAATCTTGAAGACCTTAGAAATGAGAACGAGAAAGCTAGTTTGAAAATTGCTGACAATGACCAGTTTTTAGCAAATATGAATCCTGAAGAGTTTGAAGAAGAAAAGTTTAAAGAATTTATTGAAAACTTTGAAGAGAAATATAAACCTATGCTAGAACTTAAGGAAAAGTTAGACGATTATAATGCAAAACAAGAAGCTAACGAACAGTTTAAACTAGAATTAAAAGAACAACAGAAGTTTATCGAGCATTATGAAGAAATGTTAAAACAATGGCAGTAATTAAGGGTAGAAAATATATCTTATCTGGCGAGTTCAGAAAAGACCAACAGAAAGAGGTTAAAAAAGTGTTAGAGAAAGAGTTAGGAATAATTATAGTATGCTTCATTACTTCTGCTAATACTGAATTTATAGAATATGTAGTACCAAAGAAAAATAGAAGGTGGTTTGAAACTTTTTAAACCCTAATATTTATAAACTCTATTCTTTATATAATTTGTATGAAACATATTGATATTACTTACGATAACCCTAAGCAGAGGGAATTAACAAAAATACAAGAGTACAAAGAAACATTGAAGGAGCAGGTTAATATGATTGCTAACGATAATTCTGATAGACCTAGCACATTTCATATCTTAACAGATTATTACAAACATCTTATATCTTACTATGCAGGTAATCCAACATTAATAGACTCGTTTTTTCTGTATCAATATTCAGATACTCTTATAACAATATTTGATATACTTAACAAAAAAGTATTTAAGGGTGGTTTGGAACTTATCCCCCTGAATGATAACCCAAATAAAGAAGAAGAAAGTATGCTTAACGATTTTATTGATTCTGCTAATGAAAACGGTGAACCTTTGGTTGAAGTATTAAAACAAGTAGAGATTGGAGCTAATTGGAGTAATCTTAGGACTACATTAATTTTGAAGGAATATGTAGTTAAAGATGGAGTTCCTGAAACAATGGCAATTAAAGAAATTTTGCATATTGATCCATTAACTCTTGAACCTATGAAAGACAAGAAAGGTAGACTAGGTCATTGGATAGACGGAACAAAAATGTTTTTCAGTCTTAAGAATCGTAATCAATGGGTAGAAGAAAAAGAAGTTAAAGATAAATTATATTTGTCAGCTGATTATAGGATTAATACTAATGAAGGTTATACTTATTATAATCGTAATGAGTTAGTTGTTTCAAAAAAATTCCCTGCTAACCCTATATTTGCATTAAAAAATAAGATTCTAGCATTAATCGAACAAGATAAATATATTGCCAACGAATACTCTGAAGGAAAGCCTACAAAAAAACTAATGTTATTTAAAGGTCGTGACTCTGAAGAGTTAGAAGGAAGTTTGTTAAATTATTCTAACGCTATTAAGGAAAATCCAAACAAACAACAAATAATTACAATAGGAGGAGTTGAAAATAATCAAAATGTTGTAGAAGTAGTTGATTTGGTTAAATCAATGGAAGAAATGCAATTAACCGATATGAGAAATGAGTTTAGAAATGCCATTGGTGCTCCTTACGGAATAGCTCCAGTATATCAAAACGATAATAAGAAAGGTGGTCTAAGTTCTGATAGTATGGATATAGAAGTTACTAACGAATCAATAGAAGCTAATAAAGATTATTATAACCAGTTACTTAAATTCATATTCAATAAAACTCTTGGAATTACTGACTGGGAAGTAAAAACTAAGTCTAACGAAGAAGAAGACGAAGCTAAGATTGAAGACTTGTTATCTAAGAAACTTGCTAACGCTGAAAAAATATTAAAATTGGGTGGTAAAGCTAAATTCATTGCAGAAGAAAATACTGTATTACTTGAAGACACAGAGCTAGAAGCTCCTACTTTTGAACCTATGAATCAAAATAATGATTCTAATATGGAAGAAAACAATAATAAACAAGAAACTAATCTTGAAACCAAAAAGGAGTTCAAAGGAAAAATAAAAGAAATGCCTGAAAAGACAGCAACAGACTTAGTTATGGATGAGTTTGAGAAAGAATATAATAATATGGTTAATAATGCAATAAATAAAATAATTAAATAAAAATGGTTAAAATTAACATAGATAAATTATTGAAAAAGTATCTTCCTAAATTACTTAAAGCTTTTCAAATAGATTACTCAATAGGTTCAGCTGTTGGAATTACTAACGCAAAAAGACAAGGGAAAGAAACTAATATGAATCCTCTTAATTTGTCTAAGAAAGACCAAGAAGCTTTTCTTGATAACATAGAAACATTAATACGAGATGTAGACAACGATACAGCAAAAAAAATAAGTTTGCTTACTAATCAGTCAATAACTGATAGATGGAGTACTGATATGTTAGGAAATAAGTTAAAAGATTTGTTTAATACAGATGTACCAGGACATTTTACATATAAAAATAGATTTAAAACAATAGCACAAGACCAGAGTTTTAAGCTAATGACTGTTAGTGCTGACAATACAGCTCGAAGACTTGGAGCTAAAAAGAAGTGGTTATATAATTTAATGGATTCAAAAACAGCTGAAGATAGTATGGTATCACATTCTAAATATGGAAGTGAAGAAAAGGCAATAGATATTAACAAGCCGTTCTGGTATATGTATAAAGGTAAAAGAAGAGAATTCATGCTTCCGCCCGACCGCGTTAATGATAGGTCATCTATAGTATATACTTTCGAGTAATATTTATAAACATAAAACATTATATTTTCATTATGGCGATAGAATCTTTAACAGATGTAAAAAATACATTTCTAGAAAAGGAAACTGGCTTAGATATTCCAACAGTAGACCAAAACGAAGCGTTCATTAAATGGTTGCAACAGGAAACAGGGCTAGATATAAGAGTATATGACGACTTGAAACACTTTTTATTCAAGAAAGCTGACGAAACAAGTTTTTCTAGTTGGTTGCGAAAACTAGGATACGAAGGAGCATTGGAAGAAATGCAGAGAGACTTTTACACCCAAAGACTAGGCTTTATGATACCACTTACAAGTGGACTAAACTATTATAAGGGAGATGACAGAGTTTTCGAGTTCGATGGTGTAGATGATTTCGTAGATTTAAAAGGTTTAGGTCAAGGAACAATATCTAATGGTTCTATTGAAATAAAAATTAAACCAAGTTCTATATTAGATTCAACAATAATAAAAAAAGGTTCTGGTGCTAGACCACAAATAATAATACAATCAGAGAAAATAGTATTTACTATTTATGATGGAGCATCATTCCATGAAATAAGCTCAACAACTTCAGTAATTTTAGGTATTGAAATGTTAATAAAAGTTACATGGGGTTCATCTGGTATGAAGTTATATATCAATAACACTTTAGAGGATACAGATGTATACACTGGTACATATGATACTCAATCAAGTAATTGGATTATAGGTTCATCTCTAGGAACATCTGTTTTTTTCACTGGCAATATAGATTATGTTAAATTTTGGGATGACCAAACTCAAACAAATCTAATTGCTAATTATGATTTAACATCTTCTTCAGCAACACTAGGAAAAGACAATGTATTAGACTTATCAGGTAACGGTAATCACGGAACTAGTTATGGGAAATCAGAGTTCACTAGAAGTACATCAGGAACTTATGTAGAAGATGGAATAGTTAAAACTGCTGGAATAGATATTGCAAGATTTGAAGATGGCGGTATATTAATCGAAGAAGAGAGAGAGAATTTATTTCTTAATTCAGAATCTCCAGCAACTCAAACTATAACTGTATTAAATGCAACTAAATATTCAATCAGAGTTAAAGGAACTGGAAGTATAACTCTTTCAGGTGGTGGAAGTGGTACAGTTTCAGAAGGAACAAACTTAGCTTTTACAACAACATCAACTTCTGTTATTTGTACAGTATCAGGAACTTTAACTAGTGTACAATTTGAGAAAGGAAGTTTTAATACCTCACAAATAATTACTGAAGCAACAACAGTAACTAGAACAAAAGATGTATTAAAGAATGATGTTAGCGGGCAAATTGTTCAGGGTCAAGGGTCGATTTATTGTGAGTTTGATGTTTTAGGGATAGATGATGGAGCTTTTCCTACATTTTTAGATTTGTCAGATGGTACTTTAGATAATAGAATAACAATATCTAGTAGAGGTGGAAGTAATTATATAAGAGCTAGAGTTATCAATTCAGGAAGTACTACAGTAGATATAGTTTCATCAAATAATTTAATTACTCCAAACACTAAACATAAAGTTATGGTAACTTATAAAGATAATGATGTTAAATTATATTTTGATGGTATTAAAATAGGAGAAGATACTAGTACAATAATTCCTACTAACTTAAAAACATTAAATATTGGTTGTAGAATAGATAATTCAGCACAACTTAACGGACATAATAAAAATTATACTTACTATAAAGAAATATTATCAGAAGCAGAAGCAATAACAAAAACGAGGTTATAAAATGACATCAGTACAAGGATATATAGAAATAAATAATAAGAAGATGACAGATGAGGAATATGAAGAGTTTCAACAGTTCCTTAGTAAATACTTTTTGAATTATAAAGAGTTAAGCGTAATCGAAGGTAGAGAGTATGATAGTGTTATATTAAAAGATATTAACTTACTTAATGATAAACAAGATGAAGAAGGTAATATTGTACCAGGTATATTAACTATTATGAAAGATAGAAATGTTGTAATTAATGGTATGTGGAATCAAAATGGTATTCCTTATGGACAGAAAAGAGTAACAGAACAAATAGGAGAAGAAACTATATCTAAATTATTTGGAGAACCATTATATCCGTTTAGTTTAGATATGCATTTGAAACATACACCAGATGATATTATAACAGATGAAGAAGGTAATATAATATCAAAAACTAAAATAAATTATTTTAAACCGTTACATAAGTTTAGTGGTTGGGGAACTATCATTGAATATTAACAAACTTAATAAACACTATTTTTTAGTATATTGTAGGGGGTAAATCTTAACTCTCTACGCCCCCTTATTCTATTTGAAAAGATTTATAAACTTATAATTCGTGAATATATTACATTTGATAGATTGAAGTAGAGAGGTCAATTTTTATCAAATGGGATATATAAGTAATTCGGAAAAAGTAGTTCGTGCTACATCAAAATATTTTATATATGATTTTGCTACTGAGACTGGAGAGGTAGATGTTTCTAGTTGGAGTTTATATTTTTCTTTATCCGCAACTCAAGAAGGCGACAATCCAATTTTTACGAAACGAGAATCAGATGCAGAATATATAATAAAGGAATCAGGAACTAAGACAGGGTTTATATTTAATTTTAATACTGATGATACAGACATAGAACCAGGTATATATTATTTTATTTTACAGTTTCAAAATGATGAAGGTTTATTTTGTTTGCATAAATCAACTTTATTGGTGGAGGATAACCCAGACATAATATAAAATGGCAGAGTGTAACATAAATGCAGGAACTAGAGAGTATTTGGTAACATTTGACTGTGTGTCTTTTGCAACAACAGAGACAGATGTAAACCAAATAATACAGACAACAGAAGGGTATGTACCCGTAGAGAAATCAGGAAAGCTTGTTAATTCAGCAATCGAAGAGACAGTTGATAAGATTATAATGACAAAAGTTCTAGTAAAGTATCCTAGTGATTATTATTATTTTGGTGATGAGAACACTCCAGTGTTAAATGATTTCAGATTTTTTATTGATGGAATATTTCTAAGAACACAGAGATACGATGGTTCTGATTGGCAGGATATAGTAGTAGACGGTGGTTCGACTAGTGTAAACAGAATACTTGAGATAGTAAAGGATGTAAACGCCGAATTGTTGGTTAACGATAATGGAGATATTAGAAATTTAATCCGTTCTGCAAGTTTTAGTGATGGAACTATTGTTGGTGATGTAGGAGGAGACATGTTTTTAACTGCAGATGACAAAATATATAAAACTAAAAAAATTGAAACAAACAGTTGGAAAGTTATACAACCTAATGATTCACAAAATTCAACGGGAACTTCTTTTTATGTAGATCATACTACATTACCAGTAGATGGTTTTGTTTCAGAAGCTATTAAAGTAAGCGGTGTTGGTTTACCATCAGGTTTAAAATCGCAACTTAAGATTTACTTGCAATCAGACTTAGTTAATCCTGTTTGGGAGAATGTAACAGATGAAGAACTAGCATCAGGTAACGGAGTAGATGTTGATGAATCTACAGGAGAAATACAGTTAATCCCTAAGTTTTATGGTGTTGGTAGTACTGATGTTAGATTAGAAATTAATTTTTCAGAAGAAGTAACATTAAAAGGTAGTACAACAGACGGTACTGATATTTATTTTGAGAGTTTTGATGCTACGGTTGAATTCAGAGAAATTACTGATAACACTAATGTAGTTACACAATTAGAATCTAAGACTGGTGATGATAGATTAGATTTTAATTCACTAAAAAATACTCCAGCACCTGTTAGTGAAAGTTTCACAGACTTAGAAGACACACCAGCTAATTATACAGGTGAAAGTGGTAAGTTCGTAGTAGTTAAAAGTGCAGAAGACGGTTTAGAATTTACTGATTCACATCCAAGTATAAAAGAAAAATTCACAGACCTTTCAGATACACCTAGCGACCATAATACAACAGGTATTGAGAATGTAGTTAATAATCCATTTACTCAAAGTCTAGAATACAGAGAAGCACAATTAAGTGATAATAAAGATGTAGAAATATCAGCACCAGCATCAGGAGAAATATTGTTATATGACGAATTAAACTCTAAATGGATTAATGATGAGCCAAGAGTGCATTTAGCTTTACAATCATATACTCCAACTATAACATTTGATGATTGGGGTGATAACCCAGTATCATATTTATTTGTTAGTGACAATAATATAGTTCCTATTGATACACCATCTACACCAAGAGAATTGGATGTAATAGGAGTTTATAATTTTAATACTGAATTTGGTAAATATATTGAATTATCTGCACGAGCAGGTGAAACAATAAACGGAGCGTCAAGCTATCAAATAGATAAGCAAAAAGTAGCATTCTTTAAGTTTGATAATTCTAAAGATTGGAAATTAGTTTATGAAGGAAATATTGTTTCAGATTTAGCTGCGCATTCAGTAACACAGTTATCTGATGTAACTAATGCAGGAAGTGGTGCAATAATTACAAGTGCAGAAAGAGCAAAACTTAATAATCTAATTCCTGTAAGTGAGCCTATTGTCGTTACAGCTGATTTAGTAATAACATCTGGTAATTATGAAACATATAATAATGTAGTAGTTGAAGGACAAAAAACATTAACAACTCTAGTAGTAGATTTGCCAGTTATATCTACACTACCAACTGAAAGAGTAATATTTAGTTTTACAAACAGAAGTCCAGACAATTCTTCATTAGATGTAAGGGCAGGTGCTGGTGATGATATTAACGGAGCATTTTTTCAAAGGCTTAAAGTTGGAGAAAGTATAGTGATAGAAAAACCATCAGCAGGTACAAGTTGGCTTATAATATCAGAAGTTATTGATAGAAAACCATGTTATATTACTGATAATAAAGCAGTATCAATACCAATTGATTGCAACAATGTTTTTGTTAAATATACTGATTTTGATATAGGAAGTGAAATAGTACAAACTTTACCTGCATTGAACACAATAGGAAGTGGATTAAGATTATACTTCCAAAATGCTGATACTGACAAAACACATTCAGTACGAGTAACTCCTGATGGTTCTGAAACAATAGACGGACAATCAGAGTTTGAAATAGCCGGAAATGTAGAATTAGCAGAGTTTATATCAGATGTTGATAATGATAACTGGATTCTTGCTAATTTACATTATGATGTAAGTGCTATACATTCAGACTTAGAAATTGATGATGGTACAACAAGTATTGGAGCTGTAACAAAAATTACTCTTAATAATGGTAAAATTACTGGAACAGCAGATAATGTTGATTGGACTCCTAGAATAGTTATTAAAGATTCTGATTCAGATTTAAAAACTAATGAAATTCAAACATCATTCCCATTAGAAGTAAGTGAAATATCAGAAGGAGTAACACAATTAGGTATAACTCCAGGAACTTATGAAAGACAACACGCACCAGGATATTATGCAAGTCTAAATGATGATGTTGAAGTTGTAGGAAGAAAATCAACTGGAGTAAGAACTGGGAAATTATGGTTCGATAATGTAATTAAACCTGAAGGTCCTTTTATAGATATTGATAGAAATAATAAAAGGATAGGACTAGAAGAAGATGATACACTTGACCCAAACATTACAGGAGGAACAGCTTATTTGATTTTCTATCGTACAGCGTTTAAGGGAACAGCGGCAGCTGATGGATATATTCAAATCTCACTTGTAGACGCAACAACAGGAGACATAATTGAAGATGATAATGGTCAGCCTATCGCAGTACGCAAAGAATATAAAACAGATGATAAACTTGGAGCTTTAGAACTAACAGCTATTAAAAAATACACAGGAATTGAGTATTTTCAAATGGTTGTTGAAGAAAACTTTGACGGTGAAGAACTTGTAATCGAAGACAGAACAGAAGGAAACTCTTGCATTCTTATCCAAGCACTTAATACTAACGACCAAACTTCAAGAGGATTGCTTCAAATGGAGAATGATGTTGGCGTAAATATTGAATGGACTTCACACTATCTAGGAGATGATTTATTTACAGTTAGATACTTTCTACAAGAAGATAGACCTTTTACCACTATCACAGCAGGAACTGGAGAAACTGGAGCAGATGGCTGGCATTTTTACAATTTCACACAACTTAAGGTTGGTATTGCCTCTGATACACTTACGATAGAAGATGACGGAGCAGGAAGCCTAGTAGGGTTCTCTTTTGGTAAAGTTATTAGTGCTGAAAAAACACAGCTTCTAAGAGGTAAGGTTCTAAATACTTTCATCACCACAACAACACCAGAGGGAGCTGGTCGTGTATATGGTGCTAAGTGGACAGGTACTCCTGATGAATACACAAAAAATATAATAACAGATATAGACCCAGCAGGAGACCCAGTAATGGCTGCTAATTGGGAGTTATTGGGAACAAGTATATTTTGTACAGAAGATGCCTCAGGTAATCCGAATACATACAGTGGAGCGTTTACAGTACCTAGCGATGCAGAAAACTTTGCCACAATCTTTGTACCAAGTGAAAAGCAAAATCCAAATAAATTTGAGATTACAGATTTTTATGCAAATGTAGCTACACCGTTTAATGGATATTTTATCCACGCTCCTGAGATTGAAGGAGAAAGACATTTAGTTGAAGATACAAAGTATTTTGAAAGCGGACTAAACACAGAAGGATACGCTTCACTGAGATACACTATCAACTCTGCTGATACTCCAATGCCAGCAGGTAAGCTTATAAAAGGTAAAGCTGATATTACGGCAAACTGGGCAGGAACTGGTGGGGCTGTTGATTATCTAACATTTAACGAAAGTGGAGATGCAACAGTATCTACAACATTTAATGTTTATCCAGGAGAAAGTATTTCATCTGGAGGAACAGCAACTGTAAACTTTTGGTGGGCATATAAACAAGGAGGAAGCTGGATTAAGATAGACGAGTCAGAGGTAACGCATACTGCTATTAAAGATGTTCCTGTACCTCAATTAGTCACAATCCCAGCGTTTACATATAAAGCAAAAACTGGTGACGAATTAAGATGCTTTGCAAGTGCTAGTATAAATGATGGTGCTTATATCCAAACTACAAGTCCTCATATTTATTTATGTCAGACTACTATAAATTTCCAAGAGTTTATACCAGGTAGTGCTGACGAACCACTAACAACTTTATATGTTCAAGATGAACTAGATAATGACTGGGAATTAACAGCAGGAACAGACGGAAGGCTGAGAACGCTCCTAGTTGATGATTTGCCAGAAAATATTAATAAACATACAATTCAAACAGATTTTAGTGGTAATGATTTTAATGTAACAGGCGATGTTATAACATTGGTTGATAAAAAAACTAAGCAGGAGTACACTGAAATAAACACTAATACAGATTTAGATGATTACAGAAATTATATTGTAGATACTACAAGTAATACAGTAACAATTAATATTCCTTATGAACAAGAAACAGCTTTCACAGTTAGAGATTGGAAAAAGAAGTTCGATGTTAATAATTGTATAATAACTATCAGAGATGCATTAGATGCAATAATTCATACAGCAACATTGAATAAGAAGGATAAAGGATATATCTTTTACTTTGATGGTACTATTTGGAAGTATGGAGAGATTGGAAAAGGTATTATGGTAGATATTGCATCGGACCATACAGCTAGTACTGATTTTGGAGACTTAGTAGAAGAGAATGATACTTATACCTGTGTAGAGTTCAAAGGTATGACTTGTTATGAAAATGTAACTGATATGGGTACAAATGATAATGATTTAGCTCATAAGAAATATGTAGATGATAATTCAGGAATATCTTGGAATACACCTATAGATAATAGTATTACTGTTGATACTGATAGTACATATTCTATTGGTTATAATACTAATAAGCTATCATACATATATACAAATAACCTAGTTATAGAAGATAAAATAATTCATAATGAGGATTTAGATACATATATAGATTTTAACGATAATGAAATCATACTAAGAACAGGAGGTAACTATTCACTAAATGCAACTTCAACTGGTGTTACATTACAATCTGGTACAAATGTTAATGAATTTAGTATTGATGGAACTTTAGCAGGAGACAGTGATGACGCTGTACCTACAGAAAAGGCTGTTAAAAAGTATGTAGATGATAATTCTGGTACTGTTGTTAATAAAATGACTGTTACTCCAACAGCACATATTGAAAACTTAGATGTATCAAGTTTATCACCTTTTGGAATACTTTTTGTAGATAATACAGTAAATTATGAATTAAAAAGTCTGGCTGGTGGCAGTGATGGAGATGTTATACAATTAGTTCACATAAACACTGGTGACTTAAAATTAAAAAGGTCTGATGGTTATACAGGACAACAATTACAAATGCCTAATGATGCAGATGATACACTTACAAAATACGGAGGATGTACATTAGTGTATAACTCATCAAAAGGGTATTGGTTTGTAACAGGATTATATTATTAATCCTATAAAACTAAACATTTATAAATATAATTTGCTGTAATTTAATTACAGGAAATAAATTTTTCCTATTATTTGCAAATGGTAGAAATAATTTGCGTAAGCAAAGAGCAAGAAAAAGTATATAGTACTGATGAAGTTAAGCGTATTTTTCAATCAACAGACGATTTGAAAAAAATTAATTCTTATGTTGAAAAATCTTCTGACAGATTATATACTTCTTGGGCTTCCGTTGATGGCAAGGATAGAGATGGAGAAAAAATCCCCATAGAACTAATTATTAAATCTCAAGAAACTTTTTTTTCTAGAGGTGCACCATTACATGATTCGCATACTAATAAACCTATTGGTAAATCGGTAGCGTATAAAGTAATGAATGAACCCAAAACAGGAAAATTGGGAGTATTGTATCTTAATAAAGTATTTCGTGATTATCCTACAGATAATAAAGCTTGGGATAAAATTAAAAAGGGAGAACATACAGGTAGCTCTGTAGGTGGTTTTGGTACTATTGGTTCTAAGGAATATGATAACGAATCTAAAAGTATGATAGATGTATACGACTCGTTTGGACAGTACGAAATATCTAGCTGCAAAAACCCATCAAATCCATTAGCAATAAACGGAGCATATAGTGCTGTAGCAAAAGAATTTAAAATGGCAGAAGATAATAATATTGCTGAAATTATGAAAGAATTTAAAGATTCAGTGTCTACTTTTACAGGTTCTATTACTGATTTAAAAGAATCATTAGAAGTAAAAAAAACTGAAAAAAAGAAAGAAGCAGAAGAAGTTGAAAAACAAACTCTAGAATCTTTGGTATCTGAAATTGCTGAAATTAAGAAATCAATTAATGAGATGAAAGAAATTAAAAAGGAATCTCAAGAAGAAGATAAAAAGGAAGAAAAACCTGAATATAAAAAAGAAGATACTAAAGAAACTAAAAAACAAGTAGAAGAAGTAATTTCTATGGAAGCTCCAAATGTAAACTCTCCTAAAGAAGAGATTATTGAAATTTCAAAAGAATATGAAGATAATATGGAAAAGTTTGAGAGAGGAGAAATTTCTTTTGATGAAGTAGTTAAAAACTACAGAGGTAATTAAAAATGAATACAGATTTTTGTGACATTAAACAAGTAATGAAATCTACTTACGGAGATTTTAAAGATGTAAAGAAAGCAGATGCACCTATTAGTTATGCAACTGATACAGGAATGTTTAACGCGTTATTTGGTAGAATGGCGTTTACTCAGTTTAACCAAGATGCAGTTCTTTGGAATTTGCTGGCTAAAAAAGGATGGACTAAATCAGGTTGGAGAATTAGAACTGCTAGAGGTGTTACTCTTGGAGGTTTTGGTGTTACTGACGCTGGTGATATTCCTGAAACTGTGAAGTCAACTATCGTTGAAGTTGTGGCTAGTCTAAAACAAGTTGTAACTACTACTGAGATTGGTAATATTTCGTTTAATTTAACTGGTGACGATGTTTACACTTTTGAAGAAGAAATGAAAAACCACGCTCAAGACCATATTAAGTTACTTAACTCACAATTACACAGAGAACTTGATACTTTAGCTGGTACTGGTTTTGAATCTATTGATAGGGTTTGCGCTAGTAACGGAGAAGTAACAGCTCATAGTGTAACTGCTGGTGATGGTGACATTTATGGGCTTGATAGAGATTCTGCTACTACTTACGATGCTTATGTAGATTATGACGAGACAGGTGATAGGGATGTTAGTATTACTATGGTTAGAAGTATGATTGAGACTATCGAAGCTAATTCAGGGAAAAGACCTAAATTCTTGTTAACAGGTTATGACCAGAAACAAAATATTCTTTCACTAATGGAGTCACAAGTTAGATATACTGATAAGATTACTGTAGGATTAAATGGTATTAATACTTCTAATGGTTACTCAATGGGTGCTGAAATTGCAGAGTTTGATGGTCTACCTATTTTCGTTGACGCTCAAACAATTAAAGATACAGGTTCAAGAATTTACGCTTTAAACAGTGAAACTGTTTTCCTTGGAATAAAAATGCCTACAAAAGCTACTATGTCAATTACAGACCAAGATATGCTTAACAGGGGTAAATTAACAAGAAAAGCTATGTATTTGACTGGTGGAGAATTAGTATGTATAAATTTTCCATCAAATGGAAAAATTAGGGAC